GTAATCTTCAAATCGTAAACGAGTTTCGTGCTCAGACTTAATATACCATAGGTATCCAGTCGCACCGTTTTCAGTAGTTACTTCAATCCAACCGATTTGAGCCATATCAGAACCAGAAACAGCATATTTCTCTTTCAAGATGATAGGCTTATTCTCGTAAATATTGTCCTCAGCATCAACTGAAATCAAATCAGAAGCGTCAGTTCCTTTGTTGTACTCAGAACCATATACAAATACAGTAACTGTATCAGTAGCAGCAAAAGATTGACCAGCAGCTTCGTAGTAAGCCACATCAAAAGTGTTAGCACTTGTGCTTACAGCTGTAATGATAGCTTTATTAGAACCAGCGTTAGTCTGTGTGTCGTTATCTGAAATCATAACAGTCTGTCCAACTTTCAATGGAAGCTTTCCAGCAGCAGGAGCTCCAGCATCACTTACAGTGATAGTAGCAGTATCATCACCAGCAGCTCCGTCAGAAGCACAGTTGATATACTTAATGTGTAAACGTCCCTGCTCAGCCCATTTAATAAGGTCAGAGTTAGAAGGCATCTCAGCACCTACCATTCTAAGGAATGAAGATACAGAGCGGTTTCCGTAGCGCTCAAATTCTTTTTCCATTAAATCTGGAAGGTATTGTTGAGCGAATGTAAAGTCATCATTACCAAGATAGTTAGTGCTTAAAGCAACTCTCTCAGCTGATGGCTGTAATGCCGTACTAGTCGGCGTAATAGTAAAAGCCATTTTTTAAATGTTTTAGTGTTTATGTTATTTTTTATTACTCTTTATTTTGAGTCCTCTACCACTACTATCATCCAAAGCTCTAACGCTAAATCCTGACTTGCTCATATCCTGAGGAGCTTGTCTAACACCCATGTCAATGTTTTTTGCTTTTTTAGTAACATCGTCAATAGCATTAGCCTGGCCCTGCTCATAGAAAAATTTTGCGAACTTATCAGGGTTCATTGCTACAGCAATAGATTTGTGGTATCCAGTAGCATCCGATATCATACCGTTATTATCTAAAAATTTAGAAATAAAGTTATTAATATCTGACTGAGTTTCCTTAATCTCTTTGGCATCGCCAGGTGAGTAAACAAAACTTTGGTCTCCAACTTTGAAATCAAAACCTTTGAAATCATTGGAAAATACCTCGTCTGTTTTCTTCTGAAAATACTCAGAGCGCTTAAGGGTTTCCTCATTGATACTCTTGGACTCCTGGATATATTTCTTGTAAGCCTCGTAGTCGTTCTTTTCATCTTCAGAAACAAGGCCTCCGCTTGACTCAAGAGGGACCTTATATGTTTCCTTCAACTCATTGAAGTACTTCTTGGCTTTTGCAAGCTCTCTTTTTTTGGCTATCTGTTTCTGCTTGATGTCCTTCTCATCATCAACATCTTCATCGTATGCAAACTTTTCGTTTAACAAATAATTGATGTCTTCTCTGTCAAGGTCATCCTCAGTAGCAGAATAGTAATCAGCCAAAATCTGGTCAGCATCCATGGAATCATAATCCTTGTTAAGGCTCATAAAATCTTGTATACCTCTACCAGTTTCTTTCTTGTACTTTAAGAAAGCTGACACATCCTCAGGAAGCTCTTCCGCTTCGGCTCTTGCCTCAAACAATTCCTCTACAGAATTAATCTCCCTATTGTATCTATCCTTAATATATGAAAGAACGTCTTTTTCTGTGAACTCTTGCTCACTTTGCTCTACAGCCTGCTCTTCAGCAGCTTCTGTAGTGTTCTCGACTTCCGAGTTTGGCGTGTTTTCACTTCCGACTTCGGCAGCCTGTAATTCTTCTTCATGTTTGTTAAGAAGTTCTTGCTCAACTTCTTGAACAGATTTTGATTCTAAGGTGTCATCAAGCACCTTTACTTTCATTTCTGACATTTGATTTAATTTTTATGCAAAGTTAATTAAAAAAATATACTCTTATCGTGGCTCGAACTCTGCTAAATCGAACCCGTCTAAACTGTCCTCGTTTGACTCAAAACTCATCGGAGGTAAATTGTTTTTTCTTTGGTCTATAAGCTTAGATTGCTGAGTATTTTGCTGGCTAATTCTTTCAGATTTAGCTTTTTCTTTATTGTCCTCTCTTGTTTTTAGAGATTCAACCTCAATTCCTTTAAGCCTCATATTCATATCAAACTCAAGCTGCATCAACTGTGACTTTAATTCAGCCTCATTTCTTAGCTTCTCAATATCAAAAGCTACCTCAGCTTGCTTAAGCTCTATCTTAGTACGCTTCTCAGCTTCAATCTTAGCAAGTGCATTTTGCGCTGCCATTGATTGTGATTGCTGATTTATCTGAGCCTGAGTCTGTTGCTGCATCATTTGCTTTTGAACGTCCTGCTCTTCTTTCTTTTTACGTTTTAATTTAAGAAGCTGGTTTGCAACCTTAAGGTTTTTGACTTCTCGAATATCAATTGCATCCTCAAGATATATCTGGTCTCGTGATAAAGCTGTTTGTATATTAGCTTCAAGCTGTCTTTTTTCTTCCTCATCAGGAGAAAGCTCAATGAATATTCCGAAGTCGTATAGATACAGGTCTTTAGTTTCCTCTATAGTACCTACATTGTACTTACCAATCTGCATAGCAAACTCTTCCTTAAACTCTGAATACTCAAGTATATCAGCTATTCTACAAGATAATCCTTCAGCTAAAGCCTTGGTTATCTGTAAGCTTGCGTCAAGTATATGCTTGGTTGCTGTGTTAGAGTTAGCGGCTGCAAGTTTCTGAAGTCCCACAAGAGCGTTAGCATCAGGCTTACTTCCGTCACGAGCTTCATTTAATCCTGTTACATCACGAAGCATGTTCAGATAATGATTATAACTTCCAATAAGGCTCGATATTTTTGCTTGACCTGAATTACTTGTAAGCTGCTGGATAGGAACTCTTGCGTTATTAAAATCACCATCTTGCGTATAGCTTCTACCAATAACAGAACCTGTCTGGAAATATAGTCTCAGCGCATCCTCTGGATTGTATACACCTCCATTACCGAGGTCTACCTCACTCAACCCATCAGCATCAATGAATATACCATCAGGTACAACTTTAGATATGACCTGTTGAAGCTTAAGGTGTGTAATCTGAATAAGGTCAGCAAACGTAATCATACGTCTAACCAATGACTCAATAACACCCTTATACATTCTTGGAGCGTTTACAACGTATGGAGAAGAAACATGCTGAGATGCAGACTTAGGTCTAACCATATTCTTTGCCATCTCCCATTTAAGCATGATGTTAGTTCCCATAACCATCACTCCTTCATACCATACCTCAATCTTTTTTTCGATTCTCTCAAATCTACCCTCTTCCATCATTTCCTCTGGAGGATTGAATGAGTCATCTTTCTCTACAACACGCTCACCTCCGTTGTCAAGAAACTTCTTTTTATACACAAAAGATTTATCAGTCTTATAACTAAAATACAAAAGTGTTGCGGTATCTCTATTAAACATAGAGTTTTCATAGAACCTTGATACATTGTAGTAATCATACCAGCTCTGACTATACTTCGATATTTTATCTAAATCCTCATTGCTTAATGAAGGGTCTATTTTTCTTAGCTCTGTAATAGGAACAGTTTTAATCTCACCCCAATAGAAACAATCTCTAAAGTTTGTGTCCTCAGTATAGCTATGAACTAAATTAGCAGGGTCAACATAATCAACTTTAACTCCAGCGCCAGGGAGAAAGCTATGCTTTACAGCCCCTATACCTATCGTTGTAATATCGTAATTAACTCGCTTCTTTATTTCATCATAATGATTTTCTTCAAGAACAGTATTGATTGCTTGCTCTTGCGCAATCTCAATAGCTGGTTTATATTTGAGCTGCATATGAAGCGCAAGCTCTTCTGTTGTTTCAGGTATATCCTCTTGAGGGGTATCGAAAGCGTTAATCCCAAAGTCTCTATCCATCTGCTCAAGGAAATCCCTTGATACCATATCAGTCTCAATCATGTCCTGATATGCAATTCTTTTTTCAGCAGACATAGCGTCTTGTGCGTAAGTATTGATAGAAAATAATCTATCAGACATCCCGTTTACAACTATGTCTACAAACTTTGGTATAATTGGTATTGGTGTCCAATCGAGGTTTAAATATGATAAATCCCCATCAATAGCCAATTCATTTTTATATTTTGAAACAGACTGTTCTCCACGAGAATAAAGTCTTAATCTATGAAAATCATCTAACTGTCTATAGAATTTACAATCGCCTCCGCCTTTTCTGAACCACTCATATTGTATCGCTTGCCCAACTTGCAATCCAAATTCCATTGTTTCCTTTTGGGAATCGCTGACAAATTGGTCTGGAAACGACACGCTGTTTATTGATACGGTTACTTCTTTCATGTTATTATTTGGCTGTAAGTTCCCTTATTATTATATCTTGCAAATTTAATGTTTATTTTTGACTGTGTTTTCTGCGGAGTATATCTATTCTTTTGATTTGCCATAATAGCTAACCCAGAGCTGATGGCCGCATCAAACTTAGTCCTGTTGTTTATATCAAATTTTGCCCAATCCTCAAGTGTTCTTGTAAAATACATAGCACCCATATCACCAGCATCTCTGTAATCACCATTAACATCTATGCCTACATACTTTTCTATATATGATTCAATAGCTGATGCGTGTGATTGCTTAACATCTTCAGATGAGTTTGGTATACCTCCTATTTCTTTTTCTGTTTTAGAAAGTTTATTGTATTGTTTATCGGGTCTATTCATTGCAAATCCCCTGTACCCTCTATTTTTTAAATGATACAATAACCTTGGTTTATTGTTCTCTACAAGTATAGGCATTCCATAAAAAATACAAGCCATAAGAACTTCCTCAAAAAATATCTCTGCTGTCTGAGGTCTTGCGATATACTCCAGGAAAAACTCATTGCTTGGAGCATCATCCATATTAAACTTAGTTAGACCATGCAAAGCTCCGTTAGAACCCCTTCCAACTGTAGTTCCTGATATATCATACGAGTCACAGCCAAACGAGCCTATGTGCTCATTACCAGGATACTTAGCTCCATTTTTTAATACAACTCTATTCTGAAGCCCCTTACTTGGAATCCATGAAACTAAAAACCTACCCCTTGCATCTGGAGTCCATATAACCTGCGAGTCCTCAACTCCATCTTTCCAATGGAACGAGCCCTTGGTTAGATACTTCTCTTTTATGATGCTGTCATTGTAATCTATTTGCTGATATATTTTTGTTAGATTAAATATAGATGATTTAGTTTCATCTCTAAACGCATGCGATTCAGTTCTTGGGAACTGACGATAAAATTCATTCAAAGCATCAGGGTCATTCTTTAAACTCTCTACCTCATTATCCCAATAGTCTATAGCCCCCTGGTCTATATAATCCCCGTAAGAATCAATAACCTCATTAGAAGGAGTTCTAAGAACAGGCATTCCGTATCTATCTATAAAGCCTTCCATGTTCCACTCCATTGGTATAAATAAGCTATACATTCCGCTTTTTGTTTGACCATTGGAGTTTCGCTTAGTTATATCTGAATCATAATACAACTTCTTGAAGTTATCTCCTCCCTTATCTAAAGCATTTGATGTAGAGCCCATCATACATTTACCTATAATTCTTCGGCCAAGTCTTAGACACGTCTTTGTTACTCGCCAATTATTTAAAATGTTATCTGGCTTATCCCATTTACCGCTCTCATCGTGTACAAGAAGCAATAACTTCTCACCATCATAAGAGTTATCTCCTGTATTCTTCCAGTCAATAGTGGTGTCTAATCCCTCAAATACTATATCAGATACAGTATTCATATTTTTTTTTGTAATCTTAGATGCAGGAACACGATAAGCAAGTTCTGTTTTTGGCTTATCCATACCGTCCTGTATGGGTTTGAAAAAGAACGGGTAATTGTTTGATATAGGCACTACCTTATCTGTAAACATTTTTTTAGCATCGCTACCTGTCTTAGATAGTATGCCAACTCGCGCATCTTTTGCGAGTGTTCCTGTATTTACACATTCAGACGATGACATAAAAGAAAATCCTGAACGACGTATTTTTAAATACACCATCCCAAACGACCTGTCATCTGCCTTACACGCTTCCCAATATAAAAAGAATATTCTGTTAGCTTCACGAAACTCTGGATTACCTACATCAATCTTAGTCCACTGAAGATACATGTAGTGAGTTCCCGTTATGTACGTTGGCTTTCCGTTATTCATGAACCATAGGCCATCGTCTCTTCTGTTGAACTCCTCCTCTATATAGTCTACCCATTTATCCTTAAACTCCTGAGAAGACTCGTGCCACTGAAATATGCTTGATATTATTTTTAACTCCTTAGGGTATTCCTGTACCTCCCAATACTGATTGCTATTTTCCCTCGACCTTGATAAAACCTTTCTTGGTTTTTTAGGGATTGCTATTCTTAATCCGTTTACAGAAACAACGCTATCTATAGTTCCGTTTTTAGATATAACAACCATATCATATTTACTGTCATATCCGTACTTCCATGACTTAGCCTTATTCTTGTTTGTTACAACAGTCTTAGGCACATAGTCAGTCAGCTCTTCGTATAGTTTATTTTGAACGTCTTTCTGCAAATCCTGTTAGCTTAGTTTCTTTTTTCTCTGTACTCTTGCCCTCAAGCATGTTTCTTTCATTCTCAATCCTTGAAAGTATTTCAAAGGCATCGAATATAGCAAGCTTCTTTGTGGCAGCTGCATTTTTTAATCTATCGGCTGCAAGCTCTGGAGATAAATTATCAAAGTCTTTTTTAATAATACCTTCCTGAGCAACTTTAACAAGCTCCTTAACAGCCATCTCTCCGGCTTTTATGATGTCTTCTTTTAGCTTTTTAGTGTCCATTTATAAGTACCGATATATCCTTAACTCTCATCCTGTAAACCTTCTCTCCATCTACATCAAACTCATATTCGCTGTAAGGAGTAAAACATACCAAGTCACCTTGATTAACACCTAACTTTTGAAGCTGTGTATTGTTGTATCTTATCTTTCCTACTAAGTGTTTATACCTGTAAGTAGTGAGCTCATCATCATTGTCAATAGGTGTAACAAAACAGAAATCACCTATAGTGTTCCATTTGTCTCCGTCATGATACATATAAAACTGATTGTCTTCTAAAAAAAACGTGTTGTCTTTTAAAAAACTAAATCCGCTTTTTTCTCTTCCTTTCATGTCATAGTAAAACTTAAACACATTGTGATGGACAACAAGTTTATGGCCTGGTTTTATAGGCCCATCATATCCTGAAGGACACGCTATAACTTTTGCGAATCTATTTGATGCGGTATGGTCTTCCTGTGAAGTGCTTGTTATAAAATCAATATCACCTATCTTTTTCACATTATCATACCGTCTGCCACCAACAGGCTCAACGATAAAATAAAATGGTGACTTCATTCGAAATTGATATTATACTCTATAGATACAGGCATATTAACATTGAATTCTTTCCAGAGATAAATCTCGCCATCTCTTTCAATCCAAACCTTTATACTGCTTTTGTCTTTATCCTGCTGAATAAGATGTATTGTGTGGCTGTCATTAAGAATACTTTGCCCAACAATATAGTGCATAGCCCCCGACTTGTAATCAGGACCTATGGATATTTTTCTGATATCCATTTTATTAAATTTTAAATACCTACTTTGTATATGTTAATAGAAGCAGACGGGACATTGCTCCAACCACCCAAAAGAGTGTGCGTATATAAACCACCTTCGTCTACGCCTGAGCTATCTCTCATGATTTCATATGTAAGCACAGTTCCTGCTGTTTCTATTGTTAGGGGAACTATTACCTCATAAGGAAACATAATTCCTGTTCCGGATAAGTCAACAGCTTTTGTTACACCAATCTGAGAGCTATCTAATAAAACTCTCCACGCTGTAACAGAAACACCTCCTGAGGAGCCCTGTCTTTCAAAGTTTGCAAACCCGTTAATCAAATACAAACCCGTCTGATTAAAAGTAATCGTTCCATCAGCTGCAAGCATAACAGGGTCACTACCTGTATTCTGAGCTGCACCAAATTCAACCTGCAAAGCAGAATCAGTTCCAGAAGGTTCCTGATTAGATGTTGAGTATCCGCTAAGAACATTAGTTACAGCTAAATCAAAAGTAGTCTTCACATAAGATGCTATGTTAGAAAACTCAAATGTTTTAGTTGAGTCTAAATCACTTACATCAGTTCCTATTACATAATCAACACCCTGAGGGGTTACTGACGGATACGTTGTTTGGTTACTTATCTTTGACATTATTCTTTGTCTTCTTTCTTGGTAATTTCTCCTGTTCTAATGTCTATAAGAATATTATCGCCGTACTTTTTTATAAGCTCATCCTCTAGGGTTTTAAACTCAACCTGCAAAGCTGATAGGTTATGAAGTGCCTGGTGCTTTTGAATTTCAATGTTAGCTATCATCTCTTTTATTTCAGCAAGTTCTGAGTTTGTTTTTGTAATTTGTTCTAATTCTGATTTTTCTATTTTTTTCATTGTATTAAATTTTAAACAAAGATAATCATTTTTTCTTTCCCTTCTCCCAAGTTCTTCCCACAAAGTAAGCACCGTAAACGGTAATCAGCAATGTCTGGAAGATTGGAATGTATTCTTTTTGTACTTTAAATTCACCTATGTTACCATCTGTAAAAGCGAACAGCGTAAACATCACCGTTAGGAATACAAGAACAAGAGGACGAATGTTCTTTGACAAGAACGAGTCCGACTGCATATCGTACTTCCAACGCTCCGTTACTTGGTCCTGCGCTTCCTTATCAGCCTGCTCTAACAGCTCCTGAAGCTTTTGCTTGGCTTCTAAGCGTTCTTCTTCACTTGTGTGTAGGTTGTCTATTACTTTGCCAATATCCTTCAGTAAACCGCCTGTAATCGCTTGTATTATCTTTTTCATCAGTATGTCCACATTACGCCCTGTACTTTGTCAGGGTCTATATCAACGTGAATAAAAGTCTTTGCTACTCCTATTCTACTAAACCCTACATCTAAAAGACAATTAATTAAATGAAATCTATCTTTACTGTTGGTACAAGCTATATCTACTGCTAAACCTTTTAAGTGGCTACTACCACCATTACCGTTTTCATCAGGCATTTTGCCACCTACTGCTTCATTGTGTGCAGGTGTTCTGTAACCGCTTGTAATATGTATTGGTTTGTCGAATTTATCACGTACATTATCTAACGCTTCAAGTAGGGTTTTATCCATCATCTGACCGCTACCTTGAACATCAGGGCTATCAAACTCGCTGTAATTAAAATACTTCACTTCTTCTTTTTAATCTCCCACCATTTTTGAATCGTATAACCAATAGTAACTACTAACAAAAGTATCTTAAGGCTATCTTCCAATATATCCATGGTGCTAACTGTTATAGCTGATAAGTTAATTGCGTAAAGTTTAATCGAGTTTAAGTCCATAATTAAAAATTCTACTCTGGTACATCTTCATATGCATCAGCATAGTCAGCTGGTAAATACGACTCCATAGCTGCTATTTGTTCGGCACTGCATTCGTCTTTATAAAAGTCGTTTGCTAGTAACCAAACAAAGTGGTCTTTAAGAATTTGCAGTTTCTCAGCTGAAGTTTCTTCATCTGCAGCCTCTGCCAGCTGACCATCAACTTGATTTACAATAATAGCTTTGTGGCTATCTTCTGTGTTTTCTGATGTAATTGTATTTCTAAACATTATTTATTTTTTAATAATTCCACTTCTGAAAAC